GATAGGAAATTGGTTAAAATATGGCATTATGCTCCTTGTATAATATCATCTTTAGTTAAAATTCTGTCTTCTATAAAGCTAACTGACAATCTTGTGTGTACTGGTTGACCATCATCAAAAAATCTTGGTTCACCGTCAGGTGCATAATCAACATCTACACTTTGACAATAACATGCTGATATTAAATTTAAATTAGAGTTTACTTCACCTCTATTCATATAACTAATTCTAAAATAGTTTGGTAATTCAAATATAGCACCTGCGTCACCTTTTTTACCAGGCGATGAATTATATTTAAATATAGTTATGATATCTTGTACTGCTTTTGCTTCTTTCATATTTCTAGGCCAAAAATCAAATGTATATGAGAAACTTCTAAAGTCTGGTGAATCATAAAACTGTTCATTTCTAGGATTTAAGGCATTACCACTTCTCTTTTGTAAAAATCTTACGGGGTCACCTGCGCCTGCCATACTGACTAATTCACCTACTAATTTTTTACCTTGTCTGATTGCAATACCTGTAGCACCACTTAACGCTGCCTTAATTTGTTGAGATGACATACTTGTACCGCCACCACCTGCCGGTCCACCACCTTGACCACCTATTTTATCAATACTTCCTTTGATTGCTTCTAAATCACCTGCAACACCGGCTGTATCTCCCTCGTATGATTGAGAATAACTTGCCTTGATAGTATTTGGCATGTATATTGCAATAGCAGCTGTAGTAATTGATTTACTACTTGTTTTTGATGTAATTTTATCTCTCTTTTGTCTACCTGCTGTGTCTAGTAAACCACTTGTTTGTGGACTATATCCTAAAAAACCTGATTCAAATAGCATATAGTGACCAAGACCATTACTACCTAAATCTAATGGATATTGTACAGGATTAAATGATAATGGATTTTCAATCAGTTTTTGTGATGGTGAGTCATCAATATTAAATGGACTCTTTCTTTTTAACTGAGCCGCCACTTTACCTGCGTCTTTAGCACCTGCCTTTTTTGTAAAGTTACCTATTGCGTTAGCAATAAAAGGTGTTGCTAGATTGTTGAGTGAATTTCTAAGCTTACTAAATGCCATGTATAAATAATCCTATTGTTAGTAATATTTATATAGGTTATACAAGTGATATGAGAAAGAGTTATAAAGGTTTATACAGACCAACCAATCCCAAGAAATATGTCGGCGACACCAAAATGATAGTGTATCGTTCACTATTAGAGAGACGATTCATGCGTTATTGTGACTTAAATGATGATATCCTATATTGGGCAAGTGAAGAATTACCAGTTAGATATTATAGCCCGCTAGACAAAAAATATCATAGATACTTTCCTGACTTTGTTGTAAAGACGGTGAATGGTGATAAGTACATGATTGAGATAAAACCCTCCCGACAAGTAGGAAAACCCAAAGCACCAAAACGCAAGACAAAATCTTACATGCGTGAATCATTTGAGTATATCAAAAATCAGGCCAAATGGTCTGCCGCTAAAGTGTATTGTGAAGATAATAATATGAAATTTAAAATTATTACCGAAAAAGATTTGGGACAATATTAAGTAGCACCAACAGCATTCTTTTCAAAGTAAGGGTCAATACCTGTATCTAATTTACCTGAATGAACATCTGTGTTACTTGCAACAGAATTAGATGTTGTATTGAAATTATTATTAGTCACATTAATTGGTGGTTCTTTACCCTCTTTAACAGGTGGTAAATCTGCCATTTTAATTTTAGGTGTAACTGTCTTCTCTTCTTTCATTTGTGCTTGAGCTGTAGGGCTTTCACCAGATTTAATTAATTCTGTTGCACCATCTAAATTTTTTAAACTCATCATATCAGAATAATTAGCATTACCAAACATCATTTTAGGATTATCTGTTGGTGTTGAATGTTTTGCCATCAACATAGTTTGTTCTAAATCAAATGGTAAACCTCTTGCTTCAGCGTATGCCTGTATCTTATCTTTATTCTCTGCAATATGTTGAACAATACTTTTAGCTTGAGGTGTTTCATCTTTTGCTAATTCTTTACTACCTTTTGCTATTTCTGTATCTGACGGTGTTGTATCAAACTTAACTTTGTTTTTAATAAAATCTGGTAATGGTAAACTATCAATAATACCATTGATTGCATTTTTAATAGAATCACCAATGCCTGAAAAGAAATCTATAATAGGGTCAAACATACTTGTTACAAAACTCATAATTCTATCTGGTATACCCACTACAAAGTTTTTAACTGCTGTAACTGCGTCTGCAATAGCATTGTAAACAGTATTAAATATGTCACTAACAAATTGTAACATGCCATTGATATCACTAGTTATTTGTTTCTTTGCATTTTCATATGCTGTAACAAAGAAACCTACCACACTATCATATAATCCATTAAACCAATCTTTAATACCTTGTATAGTATCGTTTATAGATTTTACAATACCATCATATATGTCAACAAAGAAATCACCAACTGCTTTTGCTAATGGCGATAATATTTTAATTACCTGCATAAACATTGCTTTTGGTATTGCAATTATGAAATCAAATATGCCACCAAATATAGTAGCTAATCCACCTAAAATATCACCATTAAACATTTGTGTAAAACCATCTACAACTTTTGTTACTGCGTCTATAACAAATGATAATGCTCTACCAACACCTTCTAAAAGATTTTTAATTAAAAAATCACCAACATCTTTTAAAAACGCCATAAGAGGTTGTAATTTTACAATTAATACTTTTATTTTATCAATGGCAGGTGCCAATGCAGCTGCTATCTCATCTGCGTATTTGTAAACTAATGTGAAACCTAATATTAATGCACCGAGAGGACCAAATTTACCAAATAGTTTTACTAGAAGACCACCTTTACTAAAGATTGCCAGTATAGGCGCAAACATTTTTTTAAAGACACCTGCGCCAGGTATTGCACCTAGGAATCCAAACATATTTGTTTCTTTTTTACCTTCTTCAGGTACTTCTATGCCAGCTGAGCCAGCAGGCAAACCTTTGTCTTTTTCTTTATCTAATTCAGTTGCGTCTTCTCTTGCTCTTCTATCTTGTAGTTTGTCAAGGCCAAGTGTTTCTTTCATAGTTTTACCTATGTCACTAATACCTCTTAAAGTTTTAACTTGTATGTCTCTGATTTGCTCAAGTATCTGCATTGAGCTATCAGTAGATTCAGCAAGAAGAGTAGTGCTAGAGGCAGCTACTAATGCTGTACCAACAACTTTTTGTTGTTCTTCTACTATTGATAGAGCAGTTCCTAATTTTTGGTCTTCGTCAGCCACTATTTCTTACTCTTACTTGTTCCTGTGTATAGACCAAACCAGGCAGCGCCAGCACCAACAACGATACTGATTAACCCACTCTGTTCCATAGTCGGAGCACCTAAATTCATATACCATATTACGCACTTATACAATAATACAATATAAACTGTTAAAAATAATCTTGGAAATATTCTCCAAGCGTCAACGGCTCTTGCCATATGTATCAATTTTGCATATGGATTTACGCCAAGGTCTTTGATAGAAGTATCTACTTCTAAATCTACAACCACTTTTTGTTTTGGTGTAGCGACTTTTACATCTTTAATAACTTCTTCAGCCATTACTTCCTCTCTCGTTCTCTTTTTTCTTTTTCTTCCTTGATATATGCAATCAACAAGTTTACATATATCTCCCTTTCCCACGGTACCATATCATTTAATTCTGTTAATGAATATTTATGATGTTGCATTAACGAAAAATTTACTTGATAATGGTTTTCAAGCGTGTCATGTGATAGGGCTACCCGAAAAAATCGGAAAGACCTGATAATGTAATCTTACTTTTTACCTTCGTTTTAGGGTTTTCAACTTCAATCTCATGCATTAATTTAGGCATAGTCTCATAAAATCTCTGTATCTTTTTAAAAGATTTACTATCTAAACTCTCAACAAATTGGTCGAGTTCTTCTTTAGTATAATCTTTTGCCATGTGTACCTTATCACCTTCAAAAATTTGGTATATGCCCTCACCAATTACATTAAACAATGCCTTTGTATTTTGTTTACTATAATCTTTTGTAGGGTCAACTGAAGCAAGAGTAGGATATTTCATCAATACACCTATTTTCTTATCTTCATCTACCATAATTTTATTATTATGTTCATCATCTACTTGTACATCTACTGTAGATAAATCTACTTCAACCTCTGCATAATCTTTTTTTGTGTCAGGACATAAAACTTTAAGTTTTGCTACCTCACCTACTGATTTAGACCTGATTTGTAAAAACACATATTCTAAATCAAATGTTGGTAACTCATCTACATTTAATTGTCCATATGTACATACACTAACTATATCTTTTAATGCTTGTACAATTTGTTTTTGTTCTTGCGACTCCATTGCTTGTAATAAAATCTTTTCTTCTTTTACAAGAAAGGGTCTATACTTTACTTTCACATCACTTGATGGTAATGTCAATTCAAAAGTATTTGTTTCCAATACTGGCAATGCCATAATATTATCTCCTTATTATTAACCAAAAGGTGGAAATAATCTTCCACCAGTAACTCTACCAATTGGTAGATTTCTTCTAGTTGTTTGTAGTATATCTCTTCCTGCTCTTCTTATTTCAGGAGGCAGTTTACTTAAAATACCACCAAACAGACCAAAATCTGTGCTTGCTTTTATCGTAGGTTTATCACCTGAAGCTTGACCAATGGTTGCACCATTAACTTGGTCAATTGTTAAATTTTGCCATGTTCTAAAGTTTAAAGTAACAGGTACCTCAACAATAGTATTATTATTGCCATATGTATAATCAATAGAGCTTATTGTTTGAGGATAAACTTCATACAATCTTACTGCATATGTAACTCTAGCGTCATCATCTGCCTTAGCGTCAAATTGACCTAGTTGAAAAATATCTATAGAACCAACATAATTGTCATAGTATTTTGAATCATGTGTTTCTGAATTAAAAATTTGTTTCTGCCAATTTTCCCAAAACATTCTCTGTCTTAAAAACTTATCACCAAAAAATGTTAACTCTATCTCACCACTAAATGAGTAAGCGTAGGGCATTTCTCTTTTTGGTCCATATGTTTTAGCAGGTGCTGTATTAATATCTCTACTTGGCATAGTAATTTTATTACACATCATCTGCATATTCTCACGCATTTGAGCACTAGTTAAATCATTTGTAGTTCCGTTCTCTGTATATTGACCAGCAGGACCAACTGCTTTTGCTTCTGTTACAATTTTTTGTGGTGGATTAATTATGACATAAAACCTATTAGGTCTTGCCATACCCTCACCTTGATTTATCTGCGACTGAAATCTTTGTAGTACACCAGAACCACCAGGTTTTCTTTGTAGTCTAGGGTCACCTGCAACATCAGCTAAAGACTTATCTCTAGGAAGACCTAGTCTGATATCAAAGTTACCTATTCGTCTGCCACCTCTTAAAATTGCCATTATAGTATTTTACCTTTATTTGGTCCGTTTTTAATTCTGTATCGTTGTGTGCCTGTAGCACCAATCTCTACTTCTTTTCTTAAATTTTTAGAAAGTTCTAATTCTTTCTTTTGTTTATTAATTTTGTTAGTGTGTTCAGTTAATTGTTTTGTTCTATCTCTATCCATTAGAAGTTCTTTCTAGCAGCTGCAAATACACCACCCAATGTTCTACCTTGAAATTGAGCAACAGGTAAATAAGCTGCTAATGCCATCTCATCTACATTTATTCTTAAAAAGTTAGACCTGACTTGTGAGTACAGATATCTTTTTATAGCCACTTTGGTATATTTATTACCTTTTAT